ACCTGGGCGATCAAGGATCTGGAAAAAGCGAGGGAAACCTAATGGCACTGACGACATACACCGAGCTGAAGGCGTCGGTTGCCGACTGGCTAAACCGCACCGACCTCACCAGCGTTGTCCCGGACTTTATCGCTCTGGCCGAGGCTCAGATTGAGCGCACGCTGCGTACGCGTCAAATGATCGTGCGCGCTACTGCGTCGATTGATACCGAGTACAGCGCTGTGCCGGCTGACTTTCTGGAAACCAAGTCGATCAAGCTGAACACGAACCCGGTGACGGCGCTCACGTTTGAGTCGATCGACGCTTTGGATAGCCTCAAATCTACAACTTATATATCTGCGGGTAAACCCCAGTATTTCGGCATTGTGGGCGGTCAGATCCGCGTGCTGCCGGTGCCGGACAACACCTACACCGCAGAGCTGATCTATTACGCGAAACTGACAAAACTGTCCGCGTCGGTTGCATCGAACTGGCTGCTGTCGCAGGCGCCTGATGTATATCTTTACGGCTCGCTGATGCAGGCCGCGCCGTATTTGAAAGATGATGCCAGAATCCCGGTATGGGCTGCGATTTACACTCGGGGCCTTGAGGAGCTTCAGATTGCCGACGACCGCGGCGCTACGTCTGGCGGTGCCGTGATGATGCGAGCCAGGACTTTCGGATAAGGAGTGTTTTAAATGTCATCGTTTACCGACTACACCGAGAACCTGGTTCTTAACTGGCTTCTCACCACCAACAGCGCCACCCGCCCGACGGCGTGGTATATCGGCCTCTTCACCGCTGCTCCGTCCGACACGGGTGGCGGCACTGAAGTGTCCGGCAACGGCTACGCCCGTACCGCTACCGGCACGATTACGGTTTCCGGCACCTCGCCTACGAATGCCACGAACTCGGCCGCGATTGAGTTCCCCGCTGCCTCTGGTGGTAACTGGGGCTCCATTGGCTGGGCCGGCATTTTCGATGCTTCCACCAGTGGCAACCTGCTGGCCTGGGCGGCTCTGAGCACCTCGCGCACCATCAACGATGGCGACGTGCTGCGCATTCCGGCCGGCGATCTGGACGTGACCTTGACCTAACGGATCATGGCTGCCTACGGCTCCGGGCCATACGGAGGCGGGAATTACTCCTACGGGGTAACGCTCGGGGCCGTAACTTTCACTGCCGCGTCTACCGCGGCAGTTTCCGCTGTTCGCTATGCGATTGGCGCCTTCACGTCCGCCGCGTCTTCGACAATGGCGGCCTCTGCCGCGGTCGTAAAAGACGCATCATTTTCCGTTTCCGCGTCTTCCTCTGCCTCGGTTAGCGCCCAGCGGGTGGCTATTGGTGCGGCAACTGTATCGTCTGAATCCAGCTGCAGCGTCTCGGCGCTGCGCTACGCCATAGGCGCTTTCACGGCGTCCAGCGCGTCCGCGGTCAGCGTTTCCGCCGTCCGTTACGCGATTGCCTCGTTTGCGGCGAATGATGAGAGCGCGATGTCGGTCTCGGCGATCCGGGTGCCGCTGGTTAGCATCCTGATCGACGCCTGGGCGGACATGACGGTGAGCACCAGCGTCATCGTCAACCAGGCGGTGACGATTAACGCCGAATCGGCAGTTTCCATTAATGGCATTCGAGTCCAGCCTGGCGCGATTTTGATCGCATCTAGTTCTGGCATGAACATCAATGGTGTTCTAAAATGGACGCCAGAATCTGACACGGCAGAAACATGGACGAGCATCCCGGACACGAGCGAGGTCTGGACTGCGGTTTCTGACGCCTCCACAAGTTGGGTCGCCCAGAGCGACACCGCAGAAACTTGGACCCCTATTTCTGAAAACTCTGAAACGTGGCAGATTGCTGCATGAGGTGATAAATGGCGAACACCAGCCTGCTGACTCAGCAACGTTTAAAAGAAGTGTTAAATTACGATGCAGAGTCTGGTGTTTTTACATGGGCTCGCAACAGAACCAGGGCATCAGAAGGAAAAATTGCAGGCGGTAATGACGGGCACGGTTATTGGTCAATTTGCATAGATGGCGTGAAACATCCAGCGCACAGACTGGCATGGCTGTACGTTTATGGTTCATCACCAGAAGAAATTGACCATCAAAACCACGTAAGAACGGATAACCGGCTTGTAAATTTAAGGGCAACGGACCGATCGGGGAACGCAAAGAACATTTCAAGACCATCAAGCAACAGATCTGGTGTGATCGGAGTTTCTTGGATACAGAGAACTGGCAAAAGAAACAGCAGGTGGGAAGTTCGAGTTTGTGGAAAATTTTTAGGTTACTTTGATGATTTTTTTGAAGCTGTTTGCAGGCGAAAATCAGCTGAATTAAAGTTCAACTTTCATCCCAATCATGGGGTTTGATGGAGATGTGTAATGGCGGACTCAACGACAACCAACCTGCTGCTGACCAAGCCAGAAGTCGGCGCTTCCACGGATACCTGGGGCACGAAGATCAATAGCGACCTCGATACCTTGGATGCCGTTTTCAAGGGTGACGGGACTGGCACGTCTGTCGGCCTGAATGTCGGATCTGGTAAGACTCTTTCTGTCGCCGGAACTCTGACAGTAACCGGCGCCTCCAGCACGATTGACGCTACGGCCATTGGCGCAACGACGCCAGATACCGGCGCGTTTACTACGCTCTCCGTCAACGGCAACAACATTTCGGCCGTCAACTCGATGGGGTTCAGAAATCGGATTCTGAACGGGGACTGTCGCATCGACCAGCGCAATGCTGGGGCGAGTGTGACGCCCACAGGTACAACGTACACGTTGGATCGGTGGGCTTTGTATCCAACACAAGCGTCAAAATTAAGCGTACAACAATCAACAACCGCCCCTGCTGGGTTTACAAATTCAGCTTTAATTACTTCGCTATCTGCATATTCTGTTGGGGCGGGTGATTTTTTTGCTTTTGGTCAGCGAGTTGAGGGCTTTAACGTAGCTGACCTTGGGTGGGGAACGGCATCTGCTCAAACAGTAACTTTGTCGTTTTGGGTTCGATCATCTTTGACGGGGACTTTTGGCGGTTCTTTGGTAAACAGCGCAGCAACTCGCTCGTATCCATTTACCTATACGGTCAACTCTGCCAATACATACGAACAAAAAACTGTAACCATTGCTGGAGACACTTCCGGCACTTGGGTTACAAATAACGGGATTGGCATCGCCTTATATTTCGGCCTTGGTGTTGGCTCTACATACTCTGGCACTGCTGGTGCGTGGTCTGGTAATTATTATTTTGCCGCCACCGGCGCAACCAGCGTAGTCGGCACCAACGGGGCCACCTTCTACATCACTGGCGTCCAGCTTGAAGCTGGCTCTGTCGCCTCGCCGTTTGAGCGCCGCGACTACGGGCGCGAGTTGATGATGTGTCAGCGGTATTACTTTAAGACGTTTGAGCAAAATACAGCGCCAGCGCAAAATATAGGTTCATATAGCGGAGCATTTGTGTACCCAACAACTACGGCAGGGGCAACAATTAATAGATCGCATAATTTATTTTTTCCAGTACAAATGCGCGCATCTCCAACGCTAACAACATTTAGCCCTTCTGCTGCTTCTGCTGAGGTGTATAACTCAACAGGAGGTCTTGCTTGCACATCAAGTGGCTCTCTTTATTTGGGCCAAAACGGGTTTGTTATTTTTTGTACCGGCAATGCAAGCGGTGCAGTTGGACAGCTGCTTACTATTCACGCAACTGCTTCTGCGGAGCTATAAATGTATATAGTCAAAAACATCGACGGGTATAAATTTATTATCCGCCTCTCCGACAACGCCTTCATCCCCTTCGACCCCGCCAACACCGACTATCAGGCGTATCTACAATGGATAGCCGAGGGCAACGAGCCGCTGCCCGCCGAGGAGTAAGCCATGAGCGTCGAAGTCGTCAAAGTAGCCACCACCGCGCAGTACGGGGGTAGCGCCAGCGCTGTCTACTTCGGCCTGACCGCCAATGAGATTGCGGCTTTTGGCGGCCTCATCATCGCCATTATCGGCTTGGTGGTGAATATCTGGTACAAGCACCAGCACCTGAAGATCGCCAAGGACAAGGCGAACTCTCAAGAGGAGTAGGGGAAATGTGGGACTGGCTGCTGGCTTTCCTTCTTGCCTGTCTCCTCCTCGGCTCCGTCTTGATGCTGGTTAAATTTACCTTCTGGATCTTCCTCATATGATCGATCCCATAACCGCATTCGCCACTGCCCAGGCTGCGGTTGCTGGGATTCAAAAGGCGATCAAGCTGGGCAAGGACATTAACGGCCTCGTCGGAGAATTCGGAAAGTTCTTCGACGCGAAGGACGTTGTCCAAAAGGCTGCCAACGACAACGCCAAAAAGGGCCAGTCCGACACCGGCAAGGCGATGGAGATCGTCATGCAGGCCAACGCCTTGCGCGAGGCCGAGGAGCAGCTCAAGCATCAACTCGTTTACGGCGGCTACCCGGAGCTCTGGGAGCAGATGCTCATTGAGCGCATGAAGATCAAGCAGGCTCGAGAGAAGGCCGAGCGCGCCGCCAGGATTGAGCGCAAGCGCGTAGTCGCGCAGCGTCTGCTCGCGGCTCAGATCATTGGCGGGGCCATTACTGTCATCATCATTGGCGTCATTATTATTTTCATCGTCAGGCAGGCAATGCAATGAAGTATCTACTCCTAGCTGCCACGATGCTGCTTGCAGGATGCGATGAGCGTTTCCGCTACGAGTGCCAGAACCCTAAGCATTGGGAGCGCGCCGACTGTGTGCGCCCGATGTGCGCCATCAATGGGGTCTGCCCCGACCAGCTTAACAAGCCTACCGATATGAAGATGGAGAACGAAAAGTGAGATACAGCCCAGAGCAGCTCGACTCTATCCTGCGCTTCATCATCGGCATCGTCTTCGCCCTTACCGTGATGGGCATGGTGTTCTTTTCGCTGTACAGCCTGGTGTTTGTCACGCAGCCCATGTCCGGCATCGCGCCGGCGGATAAGCAGTTTTTCTTTCTGCTGTCGGATATGAGCAAGTACATCCTGGGCAGCCTTGCGACGCTGCTGGCCATCAAAGGTAAAGACATCCTGAACAGCAAGGCGCCGCCGGAAGAATCTGAACCGAAAGAGGAAAAGAAAGATGCTACCCCTAGCAGCCCTACTTGAAGTCGGCGGCAAGCTCGTCGATAAGCTCATCCCCGACCCCGAGGCTAAGGCTAAAGCCCAAGCCGAACTCGCCAAGATGGCGCAGGACGGTGAACTGGCCAAGATGGCCAACGATACCAAGCTCTACGAGACGGAGCAGAACAACCTGACGGAGCGCCTGCAGGCGGATATGAACAGCGACTCGTGGCTGTCCAAGAATATCCGCCCGATGACGTTGATCTTTATCCTGGCCGGCTATTTCATCTTCGCCATGATGAGCGCTTTCGACATGGACACGAACGAGCGTTACGTCGAGCTGCTGGGGCAGTGGGGCATGCTCATCATGTCGTTCTACTTTGGTGGACGCACGCTGGAAAAGATCATCGACATGAAGGCTAAGAAATGAAAGAGAACTTTGACTCCGCACTAGCCGCCGTCCTGCACCATGAGGGCGGCTTTGTTAATCATCCGAAGGACCCTGGCGGCATGACCAACCTAGGCGTGACCAAACGCGTCTGGGAGGAATGGGTTGGCCATGAAGTGGATGAGAAGGCCATGCGTGCCCTGACGCCGGAGACCGTCGGCCCAATGTATAAGACCAAATACTGGGACAAGATTCGCGGCGACGACCTGCCGACGGGCGTGGATTACGTCGTATTTGACGCCGCCATCAACTCCGGCCCAGGCCGAGCCGCCAAGTGGCTGCAGCAGACGGTAGGGGCCGTGCCCGATGGGGCCATTGGCGCGGGCACTCTGGCGAAGGTTGGCGCTATGCCTGCGGCCGACATTGTGGAAAAATATCAGGAAACCCGTCTGCAGTTCCTTCAAAGCCTGCCGACGTGGGATACTTTTGGCAAAGGCTGGGGACGTCGCGTCGCGGAAGTCAAGGACGCCGCGAAGAAGATGCTCTGATAACGCAACATGGCTACAAACCTCAATCAGCAGATTCAAGTGCCTGCGCTGCCCGATATCGGGTCGGCGCCGCAGGCATATGACCGCGGGTTTGTAGATCAAAGCAACGGCGTTATCCGAGTATTCCAGCGCCGACTGTTAAGCGCTGTTGCGGCGCTGTTTGGTCCTCGAGGCGGCAAGTATCTGAATACGCCTTACGGCGCGTTTCAGGACTCCACCGACCAGACGGACGGGTCAACGGCTGTCGCGTATTACTTCCGGTTCAATACAACGGATTTCAGTAACGGCATTTCCTGCGTTTCGCGCACCGCTTCATTCACGGGCTCGATTGCCACAACGACGCTAACGGTTTCTGCGGTTTCTGCTGGCGCGCTCTTCCCGTCAATGCAGATTACCGGCACCGGCGTAACAGCAGGAACGCGCATCGTTGCGCAGCTCACGGGAACCACTGGCGGGGCAGGAACTTATACGGTTTCCGTTTCGCAGACCGTTACATCTACGGCCATGACGGGCGACCTGCCTTCGAAAATCGTTGTTTCTCAGTCTGGCTTTTATAACGCTCAGTTTAGTGCGCAGTTTGTCAACACGACAAACGACGTCCAGGAAATTGATATTTGGTTTAGCAAAAACGGAACGAACATTGACAACTCAAACAGCCAGTTCGGTATCAAGGCGCGTAAATCGACGGGCTCGGCCAGCCGCCTGATTGCCGCAATGAACTTCATCCTCGACCTTGAGGAAAACGACTATTTTGAGATGATGTGGCGCGTGTCGGATTCCGGCGTGTCACTTGAGCAGTTTCCCGCCGTAACGGCTAGCGGTAGCACTCCCGCAATCCCTGCGACCCCGTCTATCATCCTGACGGTGTCCTTCATGTCTAACCAATCGGCCTGACCTATGCCCTACATCAAGCTGCAGATTCCTCCGGGCGTCTACCGTAACGGCACCG